TGATAGAATTATTCATAATATATTAAAGTACGATATTTTTCCTTGGTTTCAATATAATAAGGAATATTTAGTCGCTTTGTTTTTCTTACTAATTGCTTTAGCATCTTTTGGTCCAATAATAAAGACATTTTTTCCAATAGCTCAAAACGCACCTGATCGTTTTGCACGAGTTTTTGATGAAGGATCACCTGATTCCTTTAAACAGAAATTCAGGCATGGTAAGAAAAGTTCAGATTCTGAAAGACATAAGCCAAAAGTACTTAAGAAATTGTTGAAACCAGATTTTGAAAAGCAATCATTACAGATGAATTATTTACAGTGTATAAATAATAATGTATCTAAGTCAATCTTTTATTCTTCAATGTGTACTTGGAATGAAAATAATGAAATTGTTATGCAGTCATCTTCTATCGGATTTCATATATCTGATGGAATAGCCTGTTTACCAGCACATTATGTTCTTCCTTTTCTTTGTTATGATAAAGTTCATATTGGCATAAAATTTCAAGATCAGAGTTATACAATGCCTTATAATCATGATGATTTCTACCAAGTCACAGATGTTGATTTAATATTTTTCTATCTTGATAGAAAAAGGCCTCGTCCTCCCTCACTTAGAAAATATTTGCAGTCTTGTGATAATTTGGTTGCTTTGGATAATGGCTGTCCTATGAGATTATTGGGTAGAGGAATTTCTGGTGAATTTTCTTCACGAACTGTTACTCGTAGTCCATCTGATAGACTTGTCAGATATACTGAATGTTCTGAAAGTTTTAGTATGACCAATTTCATTGCCTATAATTCATGCACTTCAAAGGGTGATTCTGGATCCCTTGTTACAGTTGAATCTAATGATGGTTCAGTAAAGATTGTTGGTATGCATGTTGGAACCTCTGGTGGAGTTATACCTGCTAGTATTGCTCTCCCCATTACTAAGAATATGGTTGATGATGTTTTCAAAATAATGATACCTGGTTTTCAGACAGAATCTTTAACTTTTCCACTTGAAATTAAAGAGATTTATGAAAATGGTGTTCATATTCCTAGTTATTCTAAGATTATTCCAACAGAATATCATGGATGGGCACATGAGCCCACAAAAATCCCAGCAATCTTACATGATGTAGTGCTAGATGATGGAACTATTATTAGTCCCTTATTAAAAGCTGTTAGTAAAATGCATCAAACTCCAACTCCACCATCTTACATTCCTGATTATCTTATCAGTTATCTTTTTATGTATTATCCAAAAAGAACTGATCCTTTACCTAGATTGTGTGATTTTGACGAGTGTGTCAATGGTAATTCATTTTATGGAACTGTTGGTATATCTATTGGAACTTCTTCAGGTTTTCCATTCACATCACAGTGTACAAAGGGTAAATTTCCTTTAATCAAGTATCGAGAAATTGGTAATCATATTGACGGTTTAGAAATTGATACAGATTTCCTTATTTTTCTACGAGAACTTTTAAAGAAACTAATGAATGGAGAACAAATTGATGTTTTATGGGCAGATATTTTGAAAGATGAAATTCGTCTTATTTCTAAAATATTAGAATATAAAACTAGATTATTTTCTACTTGTCCATTAGATTTTCTTATTCTTGTTCGAATGTTCTTTTTGGATTTTATAACATATGTTCAGAGTTTTTGTGTTGATTGTCCTATTTCAGTAGGCATCAATGCGCATTCACACCAGTGGTTTAGACTGTACGAAAGATTAAATCGCACATCTGAATCTGTTATAGCTGGAGATTTTTCAAATTTTGATGGCAGGTTACCCAAATTTCTTGGAGAAGTGTTTTTGGATTTTGTCAATCAATGGTATGATGATGGTCCAGTCAATGCTAATATACGTAAACTACTAATGCAACATGTTTTTGAAGCAACTCATATATGTGGTAAAGTTGTTTATCAAGTTATTGATGGTAATCCTTCAGGTAATCCATTAACCGCAATATACAATTCTTTTCTAAATTTAATGATGTGTATCATTATTCTTACAGAAGATTTCAATTTAAATATTGGAGAGTATAATATTGTAGTCTATGGAGACGATAATGTTATTACTATTAATCGCCCAAATATTCGCGCTATTGATTTTACTCCTTTCTTCAAATCTCGTTTTGGGATGGATTATACTCATTATTCTAAAGAAGAATCAGATACTTTTGATACCTTATATACAATTAGATATTTAGGAAGGAAATTCTCAAACATTATGAATTGTATGAAAGCTCCTTTAAAAATTGAAACTGTCATAGAATCTACATATTGGATAAAAGGTAAGAATAGAATCGATGAAGTCCTTATAAGTACATCTGAGAGTTTCTTTATAGAATTATCCCATTTTGGTGAACAAATTTTTGAAGAATACAAATCCAGATACTTGCGAGTGGTAAAAGAAAAAACTCCCCATTTATATCACATAATTAAGGAGAAATCTCGTTGTTATTGGTACTTTCATAATGGAATGTACAAACCCGGTAATGAAATTAATTTTATGAAATATCTTAATTTTGTTAACGTTTAAGTTAAGAGTACAAAACTTTTTATTATTGTAATACTGAAGAGTTAACTTATTTGTAATTTTATTCCTGATATTATTAATGAAAGAAATTCACAACATACTGATCGCGCGGTCGATTCTTTAACACGCGGTCAAACAGTAGAACTAGGATCATACAATGAACCCATGCCTATTTCTACTTCGGCAATAAACAACAAAGTTTATCAGCAACCACACAGTGGGTTCAATCTTGAGGAATTTGAGTTAAATCGTGTTCTAAATAGGGAGTTTCCATTAACTAACTTTGCCTGGCAGACTTCCCAAGCACTTGGAACTATTCTTGGTACTTTTGCTTTTCCTGGAGATCTTTTTGATAAGGTCTTTATAGCAAACAAAATACAAGACTTCCGGCTTTTTAAAGGTGGTATTAGACTTAGTGTTAGAATTAATGCGGCTCAAACTCTTTATGGTAAATTGGTAGTTTCTATAGAACCGAGGCCTAATGATAATCAATATACTGCTTCTTTTGATGATGTTTTTCGACAAACAATGGGCACCCATTGGTTAGTTTCAGCTAGCTCTGGTGAAACAGCAATTATTGATTTACCATTCTTATCACCCAATCGTGCTATTGATTTGAGAAATTATCTTCCTGATGAGATGTATAAAGTTCGTATTACTGTTCTTAATCCGCTAACTAATGCAACAGGAGCTCCAAGTCAGGCAACTACATTTTGTACTGCTCAATTCTTAGATGCTAAATTAATGATTCCACATGACGCCAGTTCGTTACTTGCAGTTAGGGGTCCTCCCGAACTTGCTCAAAGATCTCATAGCGTTCAGCATCCCATTCAGGATGGTTTCCGTATTGAAAGTGATTTAGATATTATGTCTAGTTCATCAAAAGATAAGGAAGCGACTGATAAAGCTGAGGCTGGAACGATTTCTAGTTATCTTGAAGATGCAGCTAATATAGCCTCTGACCTTAGAGCTGTTCCAATTATTGATCAATATGCAAATACTTTTGAGATGGGAGCTAGGCAATCTTCAAAAGTCCTTAAACAAATAGGGCTTAGTAAGCCAACTACTATGGATATGGGTTCAGTTTACAAAGTAAATCCTTTTTCCGATTTAACTTATGGTAAAGGCATAGATACTAGTATTAAACTTGCCATGGATCCAGGTAATGCGATTTCAACTCAACCCGAAGTGGGTGGAATAAGTCAAGATGAAATGTTGCTTAGTTATATTGTTGGAACTCCGTCTATGGTTTCTTCTCTACAATTTATTGAGTCAACTCCTGCAACTCGAATAGCTCGCCTAGGTCCAGCAGATTCCAATCTTTGTTTTGTGGATTGGGTTACAGCAAGTTTTGATTATTATTCTGGTTCCTACAAATATAAATTATATATTACTGCCAGTCGTTTCCAAACTTTAAGAGGCATAGTTTATTTATCAGATGATTCAATGCAACAAGCCTTTGAAAATTGTTATCATACTGAAGTTGCCATTAATGGTGATTGTACTTTGGAAATTATGATACCTTATGTAAGTCCAAAAGTTTCTCATAGAACTGATACAGCTAGCACTTTTGATTTATGGTTTCAAGTTGTTGGATGGTCGTCCACTGACTCATCAGTTAACACTCCCGTTTATATAAACACTTATAAAGCTGGTGGTTCAGATTTTAGATTTGGAGCACTTCGTGAAACTTATTTTGTTGCTCAATCTAATGATGAAGCCCAATTTGATGATGCTTTCCTTGATACAGATTCTTTAGAGGAAACTTATTTTATTGTTGAATCAAATCCTCGTGCTGATTTTATGAGAGCATTTCCGCCTATGGAACCTTCTATGACTGGTTATATTCCAAGTAATGTTCTTTTTGGTGAAGAATATACTACCTTGAGAGAAATCCTTCATAGACCTTTCGCCTTAGAAACTTTTGGAGCTGGAAGTCTACCTATTTATGAATCCAGTGGTAACATTGGTACAAAACAATATGCTGGATTAGAGTACTGGGGGCTTTTATTCATGGGTTGGCGTGGCCCTATTCGATATAAGCTTATTGACAAAGATCCTTCAATTATGAATTGTGCGTATATTGAAGATGCAGCTTCTGGGATTGATTATTATGGCGTTGCTATAACAAGTACTACTAATCCCCTTATTGAAGTTGAAGTTCCATATTATACTGCTCATTTGTTTGAACCTACAAAGACATCTGCTACTTATCCTGTTCGATTATCGCGTAGAGCTGTCGTTCAATACTTATTCTCTTCTGCAGGAGATTCATTTTCTTTTATGTATTTAACTGGACCACCTTTAGGAACCCTCGTTGGAGGAATGCCTGCCGCAAA